CATTAAAGGCGGTTGGTAATGTATAGTTCATATTCTGAAAATAATCTAAAGACTTTTTTTTACAATATAGTAATGATTTATCGTCCTAAGTTAATTGTTGAATTAGGAATACTAGAAGGGTACAGCCTTATTTCTATGGCTAAGGCAATCAGAGATTTAGATAATAAGCGTTTCCTTGATAGAATTGTTCACGGATATGATCTTTGGGAAGATTATCCTTACCGACATTCTACTCAAGAAATTGTTCAGAAAAATATAAATAAAGCTGGAGTAAATGAATATGCTTTTATTCAGCGAGGAAATGCGTTTAGAGTTCATAAATATTATACAGACAATGCAATCGGCTTGTTGCATGTTGATCTAAGTAATGACGGAGAAATACTGAGAGAAATAATTAAAAGATGGACTCCTAAAATGAGGAAGCATGGCATGATTTTATTCGAGGGGGGTTCAAAAGAAAGAGACGAAATAGAATGGATGATTAAATATAATAAATCTCCTATTTGCGTTGAAATGAAAAATAATAAGATAATCAATAGAGAATATGTTCGCTGTTTATTCGAACCTTTCCCTTCTATAACCGTACTGATTAAATTATGATTGATAAGATAAAAGAATTTTCTTGGTATCAAACTATTGATTTTGGAGATGGAATAATAAGTAAAGGTTGTCCTTGGTGTGGAGATCCTGCATGGAAAAATATTGTAAAGTTCCTTCCAGATTCTTTATCCGGAATGAGGATCTTAGATTTAGGAAGTAATGCAGGTATTTTTTGTATAAGATCAATATTGTTAGGAGCCGAAGAAGTTATCGGAGTAGAATCTAATGATTGGAAAAAAGATAATTATTTCGAACAAGCTCTTTTTGTAAAAGACTTTTTTGAAAAGAAGTATAATAAAAAGTTTAATATTCATTATATTCAAGAAAGAATGGAAAACTTTTTAGAAAGAAAGGATATTGGAAAGTTTGATTATGTTTATGGAATAGCTTCTTTGTATTATTCTTTTGCATCAGAGCAGACTGTAGAAGGAATTTCAAAAATAACAGATAATGCTATAATAAGAGTTAGAGATAAAAATAGAATTAAAAAGTTCTATGATCTCTTTATTAAATATGGGTTTATTTGCGTGGACGAATTAAGAGAAAAATGGTGGGAAATTTTAGACAGAAAAACCGATGATTTTTACCTTTTTCATTTTAAGAAATAAAAATGCCATTTTTGTATAGATTAAAAAAAGATCACGAAAAAGTATTTAAAAATAATCGTCCTGTTTCTTTACCATATTTGTTAAGAACAATTTTTGATTTTTGGGAATTGCCCGGATTTAATCTAAATAGATTATATGCTTCTTCTTTCGTTAATCCTGATCAAATAGACTTTTTGTTTAACAAGTCTTTAGAAGATTTGTTCAGAAGCGCAGGAGGATTATACTTATGTTTATTTTTTGAAAGAGAATTAGTTTCAAAGCAAAAACAACAAGAGTTTATTGATCAATATGTTTTAAAAATAAGAACAAAAGATGTTTTTCCCAATAAAGGTCCTCTTAGTGAAAAAGATATTGTAAATATTAAATCTTCTTTAAATAAATCTTATTATAATGATCTTATAAATTCTATAAGAAAAGAAGGAATAAAAAACCCAATTACAGTTGTTGATACAAAAAAAGATAGGTTTGTTCTAGAAGGAAAACATAGAATGAATATTGCTCTTTTATATGATATAGAACTTATTCCTTGTTTTTTCTTAGATAGAGTTGGAGGAGAAGAACCTCGTTCAGGATGGTGGGTTACTTTTTGGGAATTTATGGATATTATTAAGAAGAATATAAAAAAAGAGGAAACAAAAAATGCCATTTAGAAGAATAGATATTAAAGATCCGAAATTAACAAAACAAGACCGTAGAGATTATCGGATTCTTTCTAGAAGATATGCTTATTGTGATAAATATATCTCAAATAAGTATCTTAAAGAAATGGGTATTTTATTAACAAGCCATCCTGGGAACAGAGCTTTTCTTAAAGCTTCTGTAGATACTCATTATGAAACAAAGCTTTGGATAACTCTTGCATACGATAATTATTTTGATCCAGATAGAAACGAAAAATGGGATGATTTAATGCCAAGAAAAGAAGTTATAGAAAAAGTTAATACGTTTATTTTATCTCCTTTTCAAAAATGGGGAGGTGTCCTCTATCCGTTTTTCTGGATTTTGAGATTAGGACTTTCTGCAATGAAAGATTTTCCATATATTTATTGTAGTAACGGAGATTGTGTCATAGAAAAACCTAAAGAAATATTTACTTTATTAGATATGATGAAAAAAGAAGATGCTGATTTTATTGCTTGTGGCTGGTGGGATGATGATCGTCCTACTTTTGGATCCACAGGATTTATTGCAAGAACAGAAGCAGTTCAAGCTATGATGAAACATTTTCAGGATAACTTTATTCCTCTCAAAGAGTATGAAAAGAGTGGGCAAGAATTTGGTAATTGCGAAGGAAGAATGGGGAGAGCAATAAAAGATTTAGGACTAAAAGTTGTTTCTGTTGATAATCCTAAAAGTGAACAATTATTCGAACCTCTTCAAGGAACATGGAGTAAGATCCTAGGTTTTCGACATATCCATGGAGAGTTTTCGTATGCGTGGAAGTATAAGAATTCTAAAAACCCTCCTGCTCCTCCTGAATTGAAGTATTTTGATGAAAGATATTTGCCAAGCCAAGATGTTGAATTTATAAGAAAATATTGGGAATCAAAAAACGTAAAACAGCAGAGTTAATAAAATTTTATTAAAAAAATTTTTTATCTCTGTTTCTTAGATCGTAAAAAAAGTTTTTTTTAGAGTTTAAAATTTTTTCTTTGTGCTTTTCTTTCTTTGTGTTACTGTTTATCCTGTATGGTTTTCTTAGGACTCATCTTTTTTAAGAAAGGAGGTGAATACCAATTCCTGAAATACTTGATAAGTGCGTGAGTAAGCTAAAAGCACAAGGTAAAAGTGAGAGCTCTGCTTTTGCTATCTGTACTGCTTCTTTAAAAAAAGCAGGTAAGCTCGATGAGGATTTTATAGATAATTTATCCGAAATCGACGAAGGAACATTTGAGTTTGAAGAACTTGAAACCTACCTTCAAGAGAATGCTCTTCTGGCTTGGAGTGCTCCGACAAAAAGAAAAGATATCCCTTCTTCTCATTTCTTTGATCCTAAGAACAAAAAATATCCATATAGAAATTCCGATGGTTCTGTTAATTGTTCGGGAGTTCTTGCGGCATGGAAAATGGCAAATGGGGCTAGAAGTGGCAAAAAAGCAGATTCAAAAATAATTTCAAAAATAAAGCCTTATCGAGATCGTTGTTTAAAACAAAAAAATCCCAAATCTAAAAAGCAAGAAGACTTTCATCGTTTTTCTTCTCCTATCCCTGAAATTTCCTTAGATCAAATTAAGTTAGCTGATAAAGATTCCATAAATATTCAGTGCCTTAGAGAAGGTAAGTTTAAGCATCCCTGGTACGGAATTTTAGATTTTAATCAAAAATTCTTTTCGGATTTAATACAGAATTTTGAAGCTGATATTCCTAATCCAGAGATTGCTTTTGACTTCAAACACATGCCTGACTATGGAGCTGCTGCATGGATTAACAAGTTTTTTGTTGAAGATAAAAACTTAATGGCTAATGTATCTCTTACTAAAAGAGGGAAAGAATCAATTAAAGATAAGGAATTTCGGTATTTTTCTATTGAATATACCGATGATTATGTAGAATTTGAATTTAACGAAGAACTTGGGGAGGATGGGAAACCTATAGAAAGAGAAACAAAGATTTCACATGGGCCGACTGTTCTCGGGGGTGGATTAACAAACAGACCGTTTATAAAAGGAATGTTGCCAGTTTCGTTACACGAAGGTGATGAGATTGAGCAAATTCAGCTTACAGAAGTTAAAGATGAATTTCAACAATCAACAAAGGAGGTGAAAGAATCAATGGAGAAAACTTTAGAGGAACTGCAGAATGAGCAGAAAAAGATTCAGGATCGTATCAAAGAGCTTGAAGATAAAGGAGAAAAATCTTCTAATGAAGAAATGGATACCTTGATTGCAAAGCTCGATGATATTTCTGCTGAAGTTAAGAAATTGTCTGAAGAAAAAGCGGATGGTAACGAGGATAGTGATGACGAAGCATCTGCTAAAACTTTAGAAGAGCTCGATACAACGAAGAAAGCGTTAGAGGCTGCTAAGAAAGCTTTAGAAGATAAAGACGATACAGTAACCAAGCTTTCTGACGACGTTAAGTCTTTAACCGATACCGTTGCGAAACTTATGGATTCCAACAAGGTTCTTCAGGAAGACAAGTATCGAATTTCTGTAGATAAAAAGCTTGATGATTTCCGTAAATTAGGAGCATTTCCTTCTACCCTGAAGATTATCGAAAGTATAATCTTTTCTGATGAGGCTAAGAAATTTTCAGTTACTTTATCAGAAGGCGAAGGAGAGGATAAGAAAGAAGTTTCTAAAGGCTTTTTGGATGTGATCGAAGATATCCTTGCTTCTATTCCGGAAGAGCATAGGTTTACGGAAAATGAAACTTCAGAGTCTCCCAGAACTCCAACAGGTAGCGCAAAAGAACTTTCTATGGAAGAAGTGGAAAAGTATGCTAAAGAAAATGAAATTTCTTTAGAGGAAGCTATTGTTCATTTTTCCAAAGAAGGATTGATTGATTAAATTTTTTTTTGTATTTTAATTTATAAGGAGGTGAAAATCTATGGCATTACCGACTGAATCAACTGGTTTCACTTACGGTTGGAGTCCTAATGATTTTATTCAAAACTTTGTCGCCGAAGGAGATGACGATAGAGGAGGGTCTGACAAGGGAGCTAACGAAAGTTCTCTTTCTATTTTAGAAGGAGATGTTGTTGAGCTCGGAACTAATCTTAGAGATGTTAAGGCTCACACAACTACGACAACTACTCTTGTTCTCGGAGTTGCTCTTTCTGATGCTAAGGATGGCGAAACGGTTCCTGTTTCTTGTGGTCCTGTTGTGAAATGCGAATGTGCTGAGTCCGTTACTAGAGGAGAGGTTGTCGGATCTGACAATGGAGAAGCAGCTCTTATTAGGCCAATTACTCTTACCGGAGGAGGAACCCTCACAGGATGTCTCGGAATTGCCTTAAACGATGGCGATGATGGAGACAAGATTCCTGTTCTCATGAAGGGTCTCGGGATTACATTTCTTGGATAGTTTTGCTATCCTAACTATCTTATTTTAATTGGAGGTGATATTTCATGTACAACGTGCAAAAAGGAAATGTCAGGGACGATAAGTTTCTCACAGGTTTGTCTGTTCGTTATACGAACAACGAATTTGTAGGAGGAATGTATCTTCCTGAATATCCGGTTAAAAAAGAATCGGATAAGTATCGTATTTTCAATAAGGACGGATTCTTCAAGGGTGCTCCTAAGAAAGCTGACGGGGCAATCACAGAAGAAGCAACCCTGACATACGATGAGGGAACATACTCTACGTATGAAAGAGCGATTAAAGATATCGTTACAGATAGGGCTGTTCAGAATGCTGATGCTCCGGTTAGACCAAAAATTGATGTTACAAATTTTCTTACGGAAAAGATTCTTCTTTCCCAGGAAATTGATATTTGGGCATTGGTTCTTGGGACATCCGGCCTTGAATCAGGAAGTCTTTATTCCAACCTTACATCTACAACTGCTTGGATCAGTGGTACAGATCCTGATATTTTGAAAGACCTTTCCGATGCAATCGTTACAATTTCTAAAGCAATCGGCAAACGACCCAATCAGATTTCTTTTACAACGGAAGTTGCAGAAGCTATTACGAGAGATCCTGTTATTCAGGAGATCTTGAAATACAATACAGCAAGCCTTATTTCTGGTGATGCTCTGCCTGCAACTCTGAGGAAGATGAAGGTTATAATTGCTGATGGTCTTTGGAATTCATCTGACGAAGGACAGACAGCTTCATATGATTACATTATGAAGTATCGTGTACCTATTGCCTTTGTTAATCCTGGAGATAACCTTACCCTCGGAAGGACGTTCGTAAGTAAGGGGTTTAAGGTTGTTCGTTGGAGAGATGATGACAGGGAAGGCGAGTTCATTAAAGTAAACAAGGTTTATTCTCCGAAGATTACAAATTCTAGTGCAGGCTATATGTATAAGAGAGTCTCTACTGGAACATCGGATGATGATTAATCTTTTTTCGTAAGAGCCTATATGGTTCGGGGCTTACCCCTGATTAAATCTTAATATCGGTCATCTAATTTAAAATTAGATTTTTCTGGTGACAGAAAAAGGTAACTGGCCGACTAGCTTAAGTTCTTAGAGAACTACGTTAGAAAGGTTATAACACCATGAAATGCTCCTCTAGTTTCATGCAACTGTTGCTCACCATTAAAAGACTTCAAAGAGTCGGTGTGATGAGCGTAAAAAGCCTTTTTAACATTGGCGAAGAGGATCAACTCTCTAATAAAGAGGTAAACTGAATGTTAGTTTACGTCCTAAATAAACACGGAAAGCCTCTAATGCCTTGCAGTCCAAGAAAGGCAAGGGTTCTCCTCAAAGAAGAAAAAGCTAAAATAGTGACCCATAAACCCTTTACAATTCAACTTTTATATGGCAGTTCTGGTTATAAACAGAAATTAACACTAGGCGTTGATCCAGGATATGAGAAAGTTGGGATGAGTGTAATAAGCGAAAAAAGAGAAGTTTTTTCTTGTGAAGCTAAGTTGAGAACGGATATTCAAAAAAAGCTTCTTGAAAGAAGAGGAGCAAGGAGAGGAAGAAGATCCAGATTGAGATATAGAGAAGCTAGATTTCTTAATAGAAAATCTTCTTCTTTTCCTCCGAGTGTTGAACACAAGATTAATTCTCATTTGAAACTTATTTCATTCGTAAGGTCTATTCTTCCAATAACAAGAATCAACATGGAGACTGGACCGTTTGATATATCGAAATTAAGAGATCCTAAACTTTCTAAAGGTCGCCTTAAAAAATCTAATTATGAGAATCTTAGGGCTTTTATTTTCGCAAGAGATAAGCATAAATGTTTCTTTAATAAAGCGAAATGCTCGAAGTTTCTTCAGGTTCATCATATTCTTTTTAGATCAAAAGGCGGAACTGATACTCCTGAAAATTTGGTAACTGTTTGTGAGTCTTGCCATAAGAAAATTCACAAAGATCTTCTTCAGGTTTTAGTTCGTCCCAAGAATAGTTTTAGACCAGCTTCTTTTATGAATGCTGTTTTGTCTGAAATTCCCAAAAGATTTAAGAATAATTTGAATAAAAGATTTGGGTATTGGACGAAGCTTAGAAGACAAGAGTTGGAACTAGATAAGTCTCACATTAATGATGCCTTTGTAATTGCTGGAGGAATTGACCAAGAGAGAATTGAACCGCAAAATGCTTTCTTTAAAAGAAAGAACAATAGAAAACTTCAAGTGAAAAGAAATGGATTTAAAAGATCAATTCGTAAGCAACGTTATGAAATTCAACCTCATGCAGTTGTGAGATATGATGATAATCTTTATCGAGCGATAACTACTAATTGTAGAGGGTTTTGTGTTAGATTTACAAATGGGAATGAAATCTATAACAAAGCCAGAAAGATGGTTGAGTTAATTTTTAATCAAAAAACTTTAGTATTTATTTAAAAATTCTTTTCGAGAAAGTCCTATATTGAATAGGGCATTAGAGCTTACCTCTAATTAATAATTTTTCTATAGAAAGGAGAGTATAAAATGGCTGGAACTCCAAGATATTTGTGGGGAGATACTAAGGTCGGGTTTATTTCTTTTAAGTCCAGATCTGTAGCTCCTCCTGTAAAAGCAGGAAGGATGTATTTTGATTCAACCTACGGATTTAAGTTTTGTGCAGACGGAACTTCTTATTTGATGATCCGTGACGTCCTGCATAATTAATATTTAAATCTCTGATAATATATATCAAGGAGAAAAAACAATGGGTAAAGTAAGAGTAGCAGTAATTAAGAATAATCTTAAATATAGAATTTCGGGCTTTAAGGGAGGCGAATCTTTTGTTCCTAGGATGGGACAGATTATTGGCCTCCCTAAAGAGCTTGCTATTAAAGAGCTTAAATCAGGTAACGTAAGAAAGCTTTTGCCTGAAGAAAAAGATTCTATTAAAACTGCAAAAAAGAAAAAGCAGAAATAAACAATGTCGCGAATTTACTGTGATTTAGATGATGTAAAGAGGCTTTTAAGATCTCTTAGGAATAGAGAATCTAAAATTAGGTTTTCTGATGCCTATAGAGATCTAAAGGCTAATTCAGATAATAGCGGATCTATTTCTTTAAGCGGTGTTTCTTTTGTTGATTCTTTTGCAGAACACGAAACTTTCACATTCGAATTTAGCGATTCTACTTCATTTGAAGTAACAGGGGATGTGGTTGGAAGTATAGGTTCCGGGACAATTAATGAACTTTTTACAGCTTCTGGAAGATTTACTGTTCCCGCAGCTAATTGGTCAGGTACGGCAGAGGAAGGAGATAAGTGGTATATAACTTCTGCTTCTGATATAAGCAATGATGATGGTCATGATTTTATTGTAGATGCAACAAGAAGAATAAATGCAAAACTTGACAAAAAATTCGGTTCTCTAAGTAATGTTGAATTTTATGACAGCACAAGTGCGGAATTACCAGATGCAATACAGTTTTCTTGTATAAGATATACAGCTCATGATATTTTTCATTCTGTGTATGCAGGCATAATGCAAGAAGGAGAAACGATTGTTGAAAACTGGAAAATTTCAGCAGAAGAAACTCTTAATGAATATTTAGAAAGCCATGGAAGAGGACCAATCTGGAGATCTAGAACTTCTACTATTCATGAAATAGGAATAGAAGGAGTTAAGGATGGAATAATTGAAATCGATGAACTTACAGATGCCGAAAATAAAGAGTACGAACGATGATAGATAATCTGGGAGCAAATGTCGAGTTTGATTTAAAAACTGATCTTAGCATAGGGAGAAAATTCCTTAAGACTTTAGATCAGGTTCCTCCTAGTATATGGGAAAATTTAGAAAATATTCTTCTAAATTTAGCTCGAGAAAGAGCTACCCATATAACACGTCATTCTGTTTCTGAAAAAACGCAAAAGTGGAGAAAAAGAAAAGCTAAAAGTGAAAACCCTAATGTTGAGACATACAGAGATGATTTTAGAAGAGTGCTAACTGGTCCAAGAGTTGGTAAAAGGACTTCTACTTTTGTAGATGCTTTAAAAAACTCAGAAGAGCCGGGAGTTGAATATGGGATTGGATCAGAAGGAACAGATATTGTTAATGGTTCTTTTAAATATCGGATCAAGGCTGAAGAATTTTCCTATAATTACCCTGTAGCTTTTCTTGACTATCTTATAAGTAGAAATATAATTCCAGATGAAGGATATATGGCATTAGATCCAGGACAAGAAGAAATGATTTTAGATATGCTAGAACAGGAAGTTTCTAGATATTTAGGTCTTGAATGGGAAAAACTTTCTTGGCATTAAAAGGATAAACAATGACAATTGATTTCAGAGGCGAAGATAATTATTTTAGAAATGCAGTTTTAAATTGCATTGAAGTTCTGAAATTGTTTAAATCTGAAAATAGCAGAGAGATTAGAAATTTTTATGAAGAAGATGTTCTTACTCCTAACCCTCCGTGCTTTGTTGTATTAGCAGAAGGTTCTAAGGACGAACTAAGAGCTTCTCAGAATCTTACTGTTATGAAATATACAATCCATATTAACTTAACGATTTGGTATTATTACGCAGACCTAACAGAAGAAACAAAAAGAAACGAAATAACTTATACTTTATGGGAAATTTCTGATCTTTTAAAAAGAAACATAACTCTTAATGGATTTGTTCCTAAATTGGGAACTGAAATAACTGGAGTTAAATGGATGCCTCGGCCAAGAGGACCAAGAATCTTGGCAGGAGGATATATTAACTTATTAGCAAGGAAGTTGTATAGAACAACTGTTGCTTCTTAGAAGGATTGGTAGGAATCCTTTTTAGATAAGTCCTAAGAAATTTTTAAAATTAACCTGATTAGAAGTATAGTTTAATATAATCTTCTAGCCTTTATTTTTTTGAAAGGAGGTGGAAATATATATGTGCAGCCTTTATGTTGGTCCAGCGGTCGGAGCTCGTAGCCAGATTGGGTTCGCAGAAGAAGGAGCCTGGGGATGTCAGCAAGATACTCCTGATAATTTCGTAGAACATAATGGAGAAACTATTATTTCTGATGTCGGTGCTCTTATTTCTGGAGCTATGAGATCTGATAGAGCAGTACATAAGATGGCAAGTGGTGTTGAAGCTGCTGGAGGAGATGTTGAATGTGAAATTTCTCCAAGAGGATTTGAGACATGGTTTAAACATGCCTTGGGAGATGTAACTACAACTCGTCAAGATACTGCATTCGTCATAGAATGTACTAATAAATCAGAAACAAAATGTGAGTTGGCAATAACCCATACTGCCGGAGTTGCTACTCAGCTCGCTATTGACATGGATGTTGGAGCTGATTTAACTCTAGACTTAACAAGTGGTTCTTACGATACCATTGCTGAAGTTATGGCAGCGATTAATGCTCATGCTAACCTTGCTTGCTATAGTGCTTATCAAGCTACGCAGGGAGTGTGGGATACAACGATTAATGCGAGTGATTATTTGGCAGGAACAGATGATAGTAATTGTCTGGAGGAATGTTCAAATATTGATATTCGCAAAGCTCCTGATTGGAGATGGGTTGTTGGAACTGAATGGGGAGTTTATTCTCATCAAATTCAAGGAGGATCATCTCTTCCTAAAGGAATGTCTATTGAAGCTGGCAGGGATATTGCAGCTTTCTTGTATGCTGGAAGTAAGATAAATACTATGGAGCTTAATGCTCAGCCTGCTGAGTTCTTTATGGGAACTTTTGGTTTTATGGCAAAAGGCGGAACAACAGCTTCTGGTCCTACGGCGGCGACTGCTAACACAGGAAACGCCAAAAACGCATTCAAGATAAGATATACCGGAGACAATACAACGGCGACACTTGCTATTGACTCAAGTAATTATACGGTAGCTCTTGAAATAGACGGAACTTCAGAAGATATTATTCACAATATTAACCATCCTTACACTGATCCTGATACGGGGACGGTATATAATTTGCAAAGACTTGGCGGTCTTGTAGAGTTTCTTAATGATCTGTCTTATATTGATTGCCAGATTGCAGATTATGCTTCTCCGAATACACTTTGCACAACTCTAAATCATTATCCGGCTACAGATATAACTTCGTCTGATTATACTTGGTTTAATTTCGAGTATACGGATACGAAGTCAATTCCTGTAATTTGGGGAGATTATATAGGCTCTGATGCAGGTGATTCTGTCCGGTTCTATGTCCAAGTTGTAACAGGAGGAGCTCCTGGGACTGCTACAATTCAGTTCAAGAAAACAGCGGATGGTACTTACGGAAACGTAACGACCACTTCTGCTTCAGAAGCTTCTGAAGTTAGAACCGGAAATAATGTAGATTCAGGGTTTACAGTTTTCTTCCCAGATGATACAGAACTTGTAGCGGGTGATACTTGGTACTTTGAAACTATTAGACCTTCAACAGATGCTTCTTATTCCGACATTGATCCTTTCTCAGGGTTTGAAGGAGCTTTAACTCTAGATGATGATTCTGCAGATATTATGGGATGGTCTTGCACTCTTAACAATAACTTGTTTGGAGAAAAATATCATCTTGGTAGCAGAACAAGAGGGAAAGAACCTGAGCAAAAGAGAAATATCGAAGGAACATTAAATGTTGAATTTGATGATCTTGATTTGTATCGTAAATTTATTAACAAAACAGCTATGAACCTTGTAATGACATTTACTTCAGATACCTATATTAACACAACAGCCCTTGGAAATAGTTCCACTCAGTATTCAATGACAATTAGGCAACCTGCGATTAAATACAGCGGATCTACTCCAACAGCAGCAGATGAAGGTATTATCACTCACGACATGCCTTATACTGCTCTTTGGGATGATACAAACGATATTCCGGAACTTAGGATAACGGTTGTATCTAGTACTCCGTATATATAGTGAGGTATTTGTCCTGACGTGCTTCTAACTTATTAGGGGGGAGGCACTTAACACCCTCTCCCCTCCTACCTCTTCATTATGAAAGGAGGACCTGTCTTGAATTTTACTTATCCCTTATTTAATTTGAGTCTACTGTTATTTTGGACTCCAATTATCCTAGTCCTCCACATAAAAAGAAAAGCTTTTTTTATTTTATGGAGAATAATCTATGAAAAAGGATTTATTACTCCATTTTTGTTTAGGATGTGTAACAAATCTCTTCGGAGTTTTGTTAGCGAATTTGATGCATTGCATCAATATTTTATCTCTTCATTAACGAAAGGAGAATCAGACATGGGAAGAATTTATGGAATTAAACCGGACCAAGTACAAGAATTTGAACCGAAAGGGCAGGATGATGTTCCTGTAAAAGAGAGACTCGTCTTTTTAACAAAATCTCTTGATGTTAATTTGTCTGCTCAAATAACAGATCAAGTATATACTGCTAAGGGATTTGGAAAAGGAAGAGAAGAACTTTTAAGAGCAGGTACTCAAGAAATTGAAATTTTAAGACGAGGCTTAGTAGGGTGGAAAAACTTTGCATACGAAGGAGGAGAAGAGATTAAGTGGCATGATGTTCCTCAAAATGTAAGTAGACAAAAATTCAATTCTGCTATGGATATTAATCTGAACAAAATTAATCCTGAACTAAGAGGAGAAATTGCCGACTTTATAAGGGGTACAAGCACGGCAGACTCGGACTGATAGAAGAGCTACGTCTTGCTATTAGATGGAGCGTAGCTCTGAGATATATGAAAGAACCTAAATCGTTTAACTGTGAATATTGTGAAAGTAAAAAAGATTTAAAAGAAAACAGGAATTGTGGATGGGAGAAACCTGGAACTTGTTCAAACTGTGGAGATGTATATTTTAAGGACGTTCTGAGAGACCATATTACTTCAAAATTTCACTGCCCTGTATGTGGGGGTAGGGTTAGGTTTGGAAGAGCGTCAGAATTTGTTCTAGGAGCTTACAGAACCCCAGGATGCCCTAAGTCAGTGATAAGTGAAAGGGCTGTGTTTTTAATTCAACTTGTTGATTGGTCAGATGAAGTAGGAGTTTTACCAACGGCGAATAATTTATTAGATGAAAGCTTATTTTATTTTGATGTTAGAAATTTTATTGTCTCTGAAAGAATTGCAGCGGATGAAGAAATAAGACCTAAAGAAAAGTAAGGAGTTTGGAAAAATGCCTTCTCAAAGAGAACTAGATTTACTAGTAAAATTAAGTAAATCTAACACAAGTGAATTAAAGAAGCTTGAAAAAGATATAACCTCTTTTTATGATAAAATTCAAAGTTTTTCTAAGACAGCTTTTAATTCTAATGAAAAATTAGCCACAGCAGTTAATCATGTATGGAAAGAATATAATAAATTATCTAAAATTTTCGCAAGTCCGGAATATAGAGTAGTTGCTGGAAAAAGCAGGGTTCTTGTTGATATTTTTCTAGAACTAAAAAAAGTTATTTCTTCAGTTTCTACTTCTTCTAAAGAACTAGCAAGGAGTAATTTAGAGGAAGGAGATTCCGCTTCAAAAGCAGCGACTGAATTTAGATATTTAGTAGATTCA